TTCTTTGATGGAGAACATTATGGTTATTTAACAGACGAATTAGATATTGAATATGGCGTTATTGTATGCAATAACATGGTACATGAATCTGAATGGGAATTAACAGAAGAATACAATGAACATTTGAAATGTATTTTCGAATAAAATAATCTTTTTATAAAAAAAGGTGATGAAAAATAAAAGAGCAGCTAGCAAAAGCTAACTGCCTGGCCCCTATATTAAAAAATGATGCTAAGTGTAAGGTTGATTCGTGACAAATGGGGCCTATGTCTATTATTAACGAAACACCGAATTTTATTCAAGGAGGAACGGATATGAAATACTTTGAGTTTAATAAGCATGAATATTATGCGTTAATTGCAGTAGATGGGGATATAGATAAAGCAATTGAAGTATATGTAGAATATGTTGGAGGTGATAGTGTAGAACAGATCAAAGAAGAAGGGTTTCCTTCAGAAATTACTAGAGAACAAGCTCTTGAGATATTTATAAACACACTAAATGCAATATGTTCAACTGAGAAAAAACATAAATGGGAAGAAGAATTTAATGAATATAAAGATGCTCCGATTATAATCGACGGTTCATTGATGTAAAAGAGCAGCTAGCAAAAGCTAACTGCTCTCCAGAAAAGCATTAAGAAGGAAGTTCAGAACTCAAATGTATTGATAGTATGGACAAGATTCAGGGATTTATTCAGAAAAAATTATAAAGAGCAACCATTTAGGTTGCTCTACAGATAGGAGGTAACCCAGTGAATAAAATGAACAAGTTAAAAATGTATGTAACAAATAGAAAAATAAGAACAAAAAAGCAGCTAACAAAAGCTAACTGCTTTGGTGAATAAGAAGAACACAATGGTTATTCGTATTCAACCTTGGTGTATTTATATTGTTAACAATTTTTGGGGATTTATTTAAAAAAGAGCAGCTAGTACAAACTAGCCGCCAAGCCCTCGGGTATGAAGGGAAGTTAGAAACTGTATTTACATTATTGACGAAATATTGGGTTTTATTCAGGTAGTAGAAATAGTATATGTACAAAATGTCGACGGAATTAGATATAAAATAGCAGAGTTGCAGCGTAGCAAGATAAAACTGAAATGACAGAAAATAGGTTTTTAAGTTTCCGGCGTTCTTGTTCATTCTCGGTAACAAACGAAATATATTTTCGTATTCCAAATGTTAGTATCCAAACGCCAAATGTTAATCCAATTATCCCAACGAAAAACTGAGGATTTGGAAATGAAGTATGATTCATAGCAGATAAAAGTAAAGTTTTAATGGATAAATAACAAAATGTTGTTAAAAGAGAGCAATATATGATGGCGATAATCCATTTATTTATAATAGTGACCTCCTTTTATGTAAGTTGAAACTAGTATATCATGAGGAACTTTTAATTGTATGTAATGAAAAAACTGAACAAAATAATCATTTTGGCAGAAGGGAATATCTAATGCTATGAAACCCGTAAAAGCGAAATGTGAAGTATGTGAGCACGTGTTTCGTGTCCAGATGCTTGTAGCGCGATTATTGAACCGTGTGGACAAGCACTATTTCATTTGTCCAAACTGTAAATCAGAATTTGTAAGTTATTATTCGAACCGTGAAATGAGACAGCTGCAGAAAGAAATTTCAAAATTATACAACGGTTTCCGTAAATCTTATACGAAGGACCAGGCAAAAGTGATTCAGGCGAAAATCGATAAAAAAGATTTAGAGTTTAAGTGGCTACGAGATAAATTGCGAACGGAGATTGAAAATAATTTACCAAACTAAAGGGGGACAAAGTTATATGAGTATACCTAAACAATTGATGATTGGTAGTATACCGTACGATGTGGAAGTCGTAAAAGGGTGGCTTGAAGAAAGAGAAAACGGAGAAGTAAGAATTGCTGAAGTAACGTATCACGAACAACAAATCAAGATTTCGGACAATGTAGCGAAGCATGAAGGGCAAATGAAAAACGTACTTCATGAGGCGATTCACGCAATGCTTTATGAGTATGGGTTTGATCGTTTAAATAAAGAAGCAAACGTAAATGCATTAACTACAGTCTTTTTCGATTTTATTAAAAATAATATTCGTGGTGGTATCTCCAGCTTTGTAGGATACCAGTATTTATTACTTAAACGTCCAGAAAAAACAGATATAGAATTTTATGACTCTGATGCGGAGCCTGCAAATCTAAGATTAAAAAAAGAAACAGATGAACTTTCCTTTATCAATACAGCAGCGGAACTTGTAGAAACTATTAATCAACACCCACCAGAAGTGGATGTCTCAGCATTAGGAACTGCGATGGCAAAAACGGAGATTCATAACGCAGTAGATGATATTACGCGTGAACAGCTTCATGAATGGACTGTTAAAACGGCTTCTGAAAAGCCGACTCGTAAACTGCCGATCGTAGAAGTCAATCGTAGCTCGTTTCCTGTGGAAGAGATAGCAAAAATCACGAAAAAAGAAGAAACGGATCCGGTTCATTGGAAAACAGGTATTAAGTATGACGATGAGGGTTCACCGAGATATCGTACACGTTACGAGTGCTGCATGTGCGGGAATCGCGGAAATCAATACGAATATGAAGGAAATAAATTCACGAAATGCCATAAATGTAACGCGAAACTCAAGATAGTACAGGCAGCGGAAAATGGATTCTCTGAGAGAGATGCATTCGGTAATTTTTACGTAGCTAATGATGAATACAGTGTTATTTTGGATGGTGAGTAAAGGTGAGGGATATACCTACAAAAAATTTAAGTGAAGAGCTGGAAACACGTGCAGGTGTCACAACGGTGCAAGTAAGTCCGCATGAAAAAATTGAAGTAGCCGGTATTACGGTTGAGGGTCCGGCTGTGATTCTTATTAATAAAGACTAGAGGTGACTGGATGGAAATTATATATGATTATCCGATTTGGACAACGTGGTTCATTTGTGTAATTTTCTTTGGTTTAGCTAGCGTTATAGAAACGATTAAGAAGTAAGGAAAAGGAGTTGGAGAGAAATGAAAGAAAAAGACTTGAATATTTCAGAAGTACGTGGTGCGAAAAAGAACATTTCAGACTTACAAGTTTATGGTGATGGAGATACGTTCGCGTTACTTTGCAAAGCGAGTTCTCAAGAACAAGGTTGGATGAAATCAACTAAGGTTTGTAATGTTGATGGTGGTTGCGTGATGCAGGTGACGACGCAGCAGAAGAACCCAGATGGTAGTTATGCTGTAGCAGAAGCATTGACTTATGTACCAGGTGTTCATATCGATAAGAAAAGTGATCCGCGGAGGATGGTACTAATCCCTACGAAAAAATATGAAGTTAACCTTCTTGTAGAACAAGGAAAACGAAAATATCAATCTAGTTGGTCAGAAGGAGCTGAAGAGAAATGAAATCAACAGGTATTATTCGTAACATTGATCCATTAGGACGTATTGTGATTCCCATGGAATTACGCCGTACATTAGGTATCCAGGTAAAAGATTCTATGGAGATTTTCGTAGATGGTGAACCTATTATTCTACAAAAATATAATCCGAATGGTTCTTGCCAAATTACAGGTGAAGTTTCTGATGAAAATATCGAATTAGCTGGTGGGAAACTCGTGCTGAGTCCTGAAGGGATTGATCGGGTATTAGCGGAAATTGAAGCGCATTTGAAGGGGCGATAAAATGAGTGAACCTAATAAGCAATATACAAATATCGAACTGGAAATGATTTTGGACAATTTTGTCAAGGCGTTACCGATGCAAATACGAATGCAGCGCGAGATGTCTAAATTACTTAAAGCACGTTTTGACGCACTTGTTTCAGAAGGTTTTACGGAGCAGCAAGCACTGGAAATCGTAAAATCACGAGGGATAGAGTGAAAGGTTCGGAAGCGATCTTACGAGCGATGTACCAGGTAGGAGGAGAAATCCCAGCTACGCAGTTCGATACGTGGCTGGGACAACTCTCTGGCAATGTATTCTAAATTATTGCTGTAAAAATATTATTTCATGAATAGGTAATACACCGTTTTGACCGACGTTGGAATAACTAATTCTAAGCATCTCATAAGTTCCTGGTGTAAACAGGATGTAATCCGTAGGTTGGGCGCTGGTGTTTGTAGGTATCGTAATATCCACACCATTACCATTTAAGGGTTCGAAGCTCCCGTTAGATAAATACTTTTCCACTTTTATTCTATACCTTTGAGTGAAGGGAGTTTCATTCCCAGAAATTAATTTAATACCAACTAGGTTAAGTGGTTGGGGGAAAATTAATTTTAAGGATGCGCTCGGAGCGTTAGACCACCAATAATTTGAGAGTGAAATTACACCGTCACAAACTGCTGAAACAGGGAAACGTATATCAGGATTTTCATCAGAGGTTGCAATAGTATTCTGAGGTGCGGTTGTTTCTACAAAAGTAAACTGTAGTTGTTTTTTATTATCTTGTAATGTTCTAGAGTTAGTATCTTGTATCGGATAAACGGTGAAAGTTGTTTCATTGTTTTGATTTGCGTCGTGTGACATGTATTTAAAACCTCCTAGATATATTATTTTACATTCCCAATGTAGTATCACCATCAGAATTGGTTTTATGCATAGAAAATAGTTCTAGCAGAAAGTGAGGGAGGAACATGACATCTGAAGAAATCCGTAACTTACAAATTGATGGTGTAGACGTTCCGTTTTTCGATGGGTATGTAACGGTGCAAGAAGGAGTTGTTACGGGTAAGCTCACCTGGAGTCTCCATGTTGTGGATTATGGGGTAAGTGAATTTGTAGCCACGAACCAGTTACGTGGTTATGAGATAACAGCGGCGTGGCACGTGTTTCGAATGCTAGATAAATTCAAAAAAAGATAATATTTGGTGGGCTCTAGTATCATAATTAAGCCTCTTTTAATTTGGATTAAGCACTTTGATAGTGATAATTAATATCATGAAAATTGTAAATAAATTTTAGGAGTGGATAATTATGTATAATAATTACTGGAATCCAAATCAAGATGTGATGTATCCGAATGCTGTTCCCAATGTAGGTCCTAATAACCCTTATTATCATGCAGGTAGAAATAATATATTTGATTCAAGTAATTTCAATGATATTGGTTTTAATAATAAACAAATTCAACATCAAACATATCCCACTAATAATGAACTGAAAAATGAATATAGAATTGATTTAGAATTACCTCAATCAGGTATGGGATTTCAAGGTGATGATTTGGGGAACGGTTTTTATCGATTTGCATGGGAAAATAGAAGTATAGGAGCACGCCAAATATTGCCTGTGTCTATTCACGCTGGATCATTGAAAGTTATAAGTGCAGGATATGGAATACAGGATTTAGGTAATGCTATTTTAGTTGAGAGTTATCCTAAAGATCAAAATAATTGGTACATGACTGTACAAAATCTAGTAAATGCTCCAAGAAAAATAGCATTTTATTTAATAGCTAAGCAATAACCTTCAATTAAATAAAGATTAGCTATATGTATATAGGATATAGTTATTGCCTGTGTCATACTAAAGACAATTTAATTACTAACTACAGGGAAAAGAAGGAATAGATTCGCGAGAGCAGTGTAGTTAAAGTGACATGGCACGTGTTTCGAGATTCGGAGATTCACAGCTGATTACACGAAAATAAAAATATATAAAAGAAAAGTTTTTAGGAGGGGGTCTAATACACTACAGTACTTAAAAAAGAAAAAGAAAATAAAAAAGAACCCCCCCTTAAAAAAATATACCTTATATATATAATATAAATATATAACTAACAATTATATATTATATATATAGTAGTATTTATTAATAGTTATATAGTATGTAATACTATTAATGGTTTAAGGTGTTTGTTTTAGGGGTTGGATTTTCTGAGTCAGGAGGTTCGGAAATGACCGGAATAAGTAAGAGTACTTTAATACGAGCTAAAAAGAAAAAAGATCTGGATAAATAATCCAGATCTTTTACTTTTTAGAAAACTTTTAACCCCCCGGGGGAAGTGGATTAATGAATGGTGGCTGGCAGGTGCTCGTAATGTACCGCCGGAATTTTGAAATTCGAGGGGTTATACAATACATATACGAATTTAAGCGTTTGCTTAAACAAAGGAGAGGAAAATACTGTGAATTTGAAATCTCCTCCCTTAAATTACCAGAAATTTATTGACTGTTAAAAGGAAGGCTATATTTAAGGAGGTGATCATATGCATAAAAATGTAAAACAATCTACAGAATTGCATGATTCATTCAAATCATTTGTAGCTTACTGTACTGAATGCCCAGGTGGTTATACTAGTCAGTGTTATGATGCTCGTCCGGAAGCACTTGAGGATGCTAGAGTACACAATAATGCTTTGCACAATGGGGAAGTTGGAGCAACTGTAATTGGGCACCATTCTGCTTGCTCTAATTAACTTTAGGTGGTAAATCAAACATACGAATTTCAAGGCAATCGATACTAAATCGGTTGCCTTTTTCTATTTCACGAAGAAAGGGGAGCGAAACAATGGCTAAGTTAGACGAGTTAAAACAGAACCTTACGGCTAAACAAATTCAAGCGGCGTACCTACTTGTAGAAAACGAGTTGATGGAATCGAACAACGAAGAAAAAAGGACTCAGGACGAAATGGCCAACGAGCTAGGCATAAATCGGACAACGCTTTGGGAATGGCGAACTAAGAACCAGGACTTCATCGCATTCAAGAGTGAAGTGGCAGATAGTTTTCTTGCAGAGAAGCGCGAGCAGGTGTACAGCAAGTTAATGCAGTTAATTTTAGGGCCACAACCGAGTGTAAAAGCTATGCAATTGTATATGCAGCGATTCGGTTTACTGACTGATAAGAAAGTAATCGAGGGTGATCTAGGAAATGCGACCCGTACAAATGAGGAAATTGAAGAGCAGCTTCAGAAATTAAAAAAATTGACAGGCGAGTAAAAGGAGGGCGGGCTACATGGCATATATAGACGGTAAATGGTTAGCCCGTCAAGAACGTCAGGAACGTATCACTCTTGTAGCAGAAAGAGCGAAGAAATTACAAGAGTTGTACGAAACTGGTAAGGCTACAGAATATTACATGGATACACTACTTGCTGACATCGATGAGTTAGAAAAGTTAAAAAGGGTGCACCGTGGAGAACATGACATGCTGTACTTCATGTATGAATATTTCTCTGAAGAAGGGAATCCCGGGAATCCAGATAACTTAATTCCTGCCGGAGTATCGATGGATGATGCTGCGGAGTTTCACCAAACGTTATGTGAGCTATTAGATGACATCACAACGGGTAGGGAGAAAAAGAAAAAAGTAGCATGGAGTGTAGGACGTGGTCATGCAAAAACAGCTTATCTGAGTAACGGTTATTTGTGTCATCAAGTCGTGTATCGATTAAAGCAGTATATTGTTTTGATTTCTGAAACATCTGATGTAGCTGGTGACTTTATATCTTGGGCACGTGATCAGTTAAAGTACAACAAAAAACTACGTGAGGATTTCAGTGTACTATTGCATGAGCAAAAGAGCCGAAATGAAGTAGATAACGATAAAGAATTTGTGACTTTAACAAACACAAAAGTCGAAGCGAAAGGTATCGGGACACAGGTACGTGGTTTACGTCACGGTTCAAAAAGGGTTCAGCTCTACATTTTGGATGATTTGGAGAGTAAAGAAAATACCGCGACGGTTGACTTGATTGCCAAAAACAAACGCTGGTTCAAAGAAGAATTGCTTCCAGGTTTGAGTCGTCAAGAAGGTGCCTGTATTTACATGGGTACCATCGTTTGTTACGACAGTTTATTGCATCACGTGATTAAAAACCGTCGTGATTTCGTCTCAAGGTCATTCCCAGCAATTCTGAAATGGTCAGAGCGCGAAGACTTATGGCAAGAATGGCGTGAGATTCGTCAGGTAGATGATCCAGATTCAGGAGATCGTGCTCGTGAATTTTATGAGCAGAACAAAGAAGAAATGCTCCGTGGTACAAAAACGTTATGGCCATCTCATTTCCCATACATTGATCTGATGGAAATTAAGGAAGATGACGGTACCAAAGCGTTTAACCAGGAGTATTTATGTAACCCGACTGACGAGGAAAGGCAGATATTTAAACCTAAATATTTCACGTACTGTACTGAAAAAGATTTGAAAGATAAAAAACTTTTATATTACGGTGCGGTGGATTTCGCGATGGGTAAAGAAAAAGGTGACTATAGTGTAGTAGTTACACTTGCGAAAAACGTTGAAACAGGAACTTGTTACGTTATCGATATTTTTATGGAGCGTGTGCATCCAAATACGTTGTTAGAAAAGGCTGTAGAATACACGCTGGAATATCAATACGAAGCACTTGCGGTAGAGGCGCAACAAGCCCAGGAATGGTTTGCGGATAAGGTTGGAGAGGCATTGCAGAAAAAAGGATATCCTTCATCGACTCGTTTAAAACAAATTAAGCAGCGTACACGAAAAGCACTACGTATTGAGTCGTTATTACCAGATATACAGAGCGGTAAATTACGTTTTATGAAACATTTACGTGCTTTATTGGAGCAATTTGAAATGTATCCGATGCACCCACACGATGACGGTCCGGATGCGGTTCAAATGGCTTTTTCTATCGCATATAAACGTGCAAGACGTAAAGCAGGCACTACAGGGAATTCAAGATATTGAGAAAGGAGGGGCTTGAATGAGGGTACAAGGTGATCGTAATTTTATGAATCCAGTGGAAATTGTAATGCCAGTTCGTACCGCACTCGGCGATTCTGAGTGGACACGCATTATGTCTGAGGTTCGCTTGTATGAGCGTTATGAAGGAGACTTAAACGTATGGTCTGATTATAAAAAACCAGACAATCTCGACTACGAACCTACGAAAATACAACTTGATTATCCTCAAAAAATCGTAAACATGATTGCAGCGTGGCAATTTGAAAAAGAACCGAAAGTCACAGTTCCTCCTGATGTGATAGACGATCCAGCTCTTATGATTCAATCAGGATATGAACCTAGTGAGGAGCAACAAGCAGAAAACAGTAGAGCGAAAGCAAAGGAACGGTTATTAACATGGGTTTGGGATGATAACCGAATGCATGAGAAGTTATTAGCAGCAGCAAAGGACCGCGCCATTTCCAAAACTGGTGTGTATGCTCGGATTCATTACGATAAACGTCGCGGTGAATTTAAGATTATTTGGCATCCATCAACAGAAGTTATTGCAAAGTATAGCGACTGGGATATAGACCAACTGGAAGAGATTCATTTTATTGCATGGCTTGATGAAGAACAAAAGAAAATGTGGAAATTATCGTATTACTTAGTTTGGCATGAAGAAGCTGGTGAGTACGACTGTGAAATTGAAGAGGCTGTATACAACGGTGACTTAGAAAAACAAGAGGATAGGGTTGAGCGCTCATCAATGGGCATCGATTTTATTCCCGTTGTACCGGTGCCGACTGAAAAGCTCAGTAAGCGAACTACAGGTTATAGTGAGCTTGAAAAAACGATTAAGCTTTCTGACGAAATCGACAAAAAGATGTCTGATTACTCGGATGCACTACGTTTTGAAATGTTCGCCATTACGTTACTAACGAATGTAGACGAGGATCCAAAGAATCCACTTCAAGTTGCACCAGGTGCAAAATGGGATTTAGGTGATGGTGCGGAAGATGCAGGTGAACCAAGCGCTAAAAAGCTAGAAAGTGGATTCCGATTTAAAGAAACCATTGAAGCGTATCTGGACCGATTGCAAAAACGCCTACATGAAAAAGTAGAAGTACCAATGGTGAATACGGCTGATATGAATACAGGTGGTATAAATGACATGGCCGTACAGCTTTTATTTAGTAATATCATTTCAAAAACACAACGCTCATGGGTGATATGGCAGTCCCGTCTACAAACCTTAAATGAGTATATTTTACGTTATATGAAAGCTAGGAAGGATGACTCCAAATTCAAATACGATAAAGAAATGTTAGCAAAAGTAGATAACTATTATGCTAGTAAGATTATTTTCGGTTTACCGTTACCGCAAGATCAAAAAGCACTTATCGAACAGTTAGGCGATGAAATTTCAAACGAAATCGAATCAATTAAAGGTGCGATTACGAGAAGTGGTAAAGAAAATGCGGAACAGAAATTCATGGAGATTATGCAAGAACGAATGTTGAAACGACAGTCTCAGGATCCGTATAACGAAAAGTAATACTTGCCTTACGAAATGGCGCTATAAACTTTCGGAAATTATAGCCGACAGGCTCAAAATGGAGGATTTGCAAATGGAATACGCAAAACAAGCTACAGCATTAAAATTTTTTGTAGGACAAGTACAAAAAACACCTAAGTTCCCACTTCGATTAGACCTACAGTTTTTCTCCGATGGTGGCGGTTCTGGGGATGATCCAGACAAAAAGCCTGGGGGTACTGACGATCCGTCAAAAATTTTTACGCAAGAAGAACTAGATGAAATTGTTAAGAAGCGCTTAGAACGTGAACGTAGTAAATCCGCTGAGAAATATGGTGATTACGATAATGTGAAAGCGAAATTAGCAGAATACGAAAAAGCTGAAGAAGATCGTAAAAAGCAAGAAATGACGGAAATTGAACGTTTGCAGGCTGAAAAAGAAGAAGCTGATAAAAAGGCATTAGAAGCTTCCGAGGCAGCACAAAAAGCGCAAGAAAAAGCAAATACACGTATTCTAAATACGGAAATTAAGAGTATGGCACGTGCTTTAGATGCGAATGATCCAGGTGATGTATTAGCGCTTTTAGATAAGTCGACCATTCAACTTGATGAGAATGGAAATTATCAAGGAGTTGAAGAGGCTGTTAATGCGCTAAAGGAAAGCAAACCTTGGATGTTCAAGAAAGTTGTGGGAGCAGATGCAGCTGGTGGCGCGAATCCAGGAACAAATCCGAGAGCGAATGAAATTATTGCTTTAGAAAAAGAGCTAGAAGAAGCGAAAACAAAGGCGTTAAAAGATTCAAAGTATGCGGGCGAGGTAACTCGTATTTATAACAAGTTGTTAGAAGCAAAATCGAAGAAATAACGGATCGTTGATTAAAAGTCAGCGATTTTTTAATTTAAAAAATTTGAGGGGGCTACAAATATGCCAGTACCAACTACGTACGAATTTCAACAACAAGTAAGACAAATGCAAGCGAATGTGGATTTAATTCTCACGAAAGCACCTGTTCTTTTTGGATTAATTGGTGTAGGAGACGCTTTAACACAAACTAAATTTGAATGGCAGAACGACTATTTAAACTCTGATACAGGTATTGTGAAAACTGCCGCAGCTGTTGGGGATACGGACTTCGTTTTAGAAAAAGGAGAGGCTCGTAAATTCACTGAAAATGCTCTAGTACAAAACGGTTTAGAAGTGCTACGTATAGTAAGTGTCGATGAAAACGCCGATAAAATCACTGTGCAACGTGGTTACGATAGTACGAAAGCAGAGGCAATTACAGCTGGTGGTGAATTAAAAGTCATCGCAAGACCGAGACCAGAAGGTGAAGATGCATTCCGTAAGAATGAAATTAATGATCGTCTGGTGTCGCATAATTTCTCACAAATCTTTTCAAGATACGCATCTGTTTCACGTACACAACAACAAGTAAATACACATGGCGTATCAAACGAATTAGATTATCAAGTAAACCTGCGTTTACAAGAGATGATTCGTGAAGCGAACACTTCTTTAATTTATGGACGTAGATATGCTGGAACTCCAACACAACCACGTACTACAGGTGGTTTATTCGCATTTGCGGGTTCTGAAGGTTCTCATAAACAAGACTTTAAAGGGAATGAAATTGCTGCAAAACCTTTAAATGACGCTGTAGAACAAGTATTTACTCGAGGCGGTTCAGCAAATACGATTCTATGTGGACCAAATATCGCGCGACAAATCACAAAACTTGGTGGCGATACAATTCGTACTACGCGTCAAGTTACCAAATCTTATCGTTTGTATCGGATTTACCAGGTGGAGTGATTTCTAGTGTTGTAGTTGATTTAAATATGCCTAAAGATCGTGCGTTACTTCTTGATACAGAAAAAGTAAAGGCACGTTACTTAACTCCAATTTATGACCAAGATGCTACACCAAATGGTGCTGACTACTTCTCTCGTGTCATTCGTGGGGAATTTGGATTTGAAGTTAAAAATGCGAAAGAGTCTATCGCTGTTCTTGAAAATATCTCTAAAACAATGGCTTAAAAGGTAGCGTCTATGCTACCTTTTTTGTATTTTGAAAGGAGTTTTATACATGTCTATTTCTGAAAATCAAGCTCAACGGTTAAATAAATCGATGCCGATTGCGAAAGACACATCGCTGGGCACTATTATTAAAGGTCTTGAAGAAAAAGTATCTCTAATACCCAAAAAGGTTGATAAACAACCAGATAGTACAGCGACTGACGTAGCGGGTGTAGTGAAAGACTTAAATGCACTTATTGCAAAGTTAAAAGCTGCAGGAATCATGACGCCTTAACAAAATACAGTGACGGAGGTGACGCCAAATGAAGGTGTCGGAAAGGCTGGAGAGTCGGTTAGCAAAAGTTCCAAAAGTAACTCTGGAAGACATCGGAAATTTGCTAGCTGAAGCCGAAACTGAGTCAGAATTAACCGAAGAGTTAAACGCAAATGCTGTTTTTTATCTTGCTCTGTCATTTGCTTATGAATCGATTGCAGCAGACGCAGCGCGCTATTTTTCTTATACAGATGGTGAAGAATCGGTTGATAAATCGATGATCTTTGCAAACTATAAGAAATTATCAGCGGACGCGCTTAAAAAGTACAGGAAGTATCGACGGGGAAAAGGTACTCACCAAACATTTGCTAAGCGGGCAGATGGGAGATGATTACATGAGCGATTCTCAACAAGAGATGGATGCAGCGCTCGATACCATTTCCGAAGAATTTAAAGAGGAGCACGAAAAACAAGTTTCTGACACTGTTAAGGCCATTATCCTAATACGTTTGTTTTTAGTTGATTTATTGAATGACTATCAAAAGGATGGAATCGTAAAGCGTAGTAGGTTAAATGCGTTATTACGAGACCTTACTTTATACGAAAAAGAATTTCGCAAACAAGCAGAGCGGTCATTCCATACATTGATTGAAAACACGTCGAAATGGACCACATCAAAATTATCAGAAGCAGGTTTGGACGTGAAATCTATAACTGCAGTAAATAAGCAAATTATTCACGGGGTTATAAAAAGACCTGGTGAAGATGGCTTAGTTCTGTCTGATCGTGTATGGAATTTATCTGGAGATATGAGAGATCGATTAAGTAGTGTCATTCGTCCATCTGTATTAAGGGGCGAGAGCATTACAATGATTTCTCAAAAGATAAAGGACGTACACGACAATGAGAAATGGAAGGTTGAGCGTGTAGCAGTTTCTGAGAGTACTAACACATACCGAGCAGCTACTATACAGAATGGATTAGAAAGTGAAATTGTGACAGGTTATCAAATTATTGATAATGGTCACCGTCACAGATATCATTCAAAGCACACGTGTTACAAGCTAGCGAGACGCGATGCGTACGGTTTAGGGGCTGGAAAGTATCCGAAAAATATTCCGGAAAGCCTTATGAATCAATTAATAAGTCCACATCCACAATGTTCGTCACGGCTGAACTACTTAATAAGCGAGGAGGTGTAGCAATTGCTTACTGAAGATGACATTAAAGAGATTCGCGAAAATCGTGAAATGATTGAGCAGGGACGTAGAGAACCGGTGATTTTATACATTAAAGGGGTTTCTGAAAAGGATCCAATTACAGGAGAAGAAATCCAAGGTGACCCCCGAAAAGAAACTGTTCAATTAGTTTGGAAGAAATTCACGTCAGTGGAAAAGACGAAGTTCGCTGATCTCGATGTTAAAAAAGGGGAGGCGCTTGTTACATTTCCTCTTAATGTGGACTTAGAGAACATTGAAAAAATTGAACGTAAAGGTGTTTTTTACGTTATCGAACTTATCGATGAACGAGGGCTTGGTGGCGTAAACCGTCGTGAGGTCATTGTAAAGAGGGTGATTTGATGAGAATCAGAGTTGTTGTTAAAGGAAAATCAAATGTGTTAAAAGCACATAATCCCAATAGATACAAAACACCAATTGAGCAAACGGTAGAAAAACATACACGCCTACAAGCTAATCAAGCCTCTAATCGAGCACCGATATTACACGGTCCTTTATCTGAAAGTATTCCTGCAAGTGTAAAGATAGTAGTCGGTGCGAGAATTATTGGTACGTATGGATCTCCTCTTATTTACGCGGCGGTACAAGAATTTACGCACAAAACCAAAAAAGGTTTTATGCGTAAAACAGCATTTGAAGGTGAGCAACCATTTGTTGAGGATATAAACAAAACTGTTCAACGTGTAGCAAAGGGGCATTAATTATGTTGAATGATGTAATGTATTCATTAAAAAAGTTGCTAGATGTTTTTGCGCCTACTACATGGATATACGATGGTGTTTCTGTATCAGGAAAAGACAAACCCTTCATAACCATTGAGGATTTGTCAGGAACAATTAGCAGGTTTTCAAAGGAGAATTTTTCGCGTAATCATCTGATTCAAGTTGGTGTGTATGCAGATAAAGTTTTTGATAGGAACGATTTGCAAGATAGAATAATTAACCGATTCGAAAAGGGTTCAATTGACTTGTACGATACAAGTAAAAAGAATCCAGAACGAATCGGTTTTTTTAATGCAAAAGTAAAGGATTTTGAACCACTGTCTCAAAAAGACGTTGAGATTTTAACAGCGAAACATTTGAGTTTTATTACTATAACAATCAGAAATTAGAGGGGGACTAAAAATGGCAGAAGTGAAAAAAAGTAATGCACCTGAGTTTAAAGGTGCCGAAACACTTTACTTGATTGACATTCCGCAACCTGATGGGAAAACTACAAAAACAGTCCGATTTTTTAACCAAACGTCAGGTTCACGGTCAATTGAGGCTGGAGAAATCGAGTTGAAAACGAAAGATAAGAGTGGATCTGATTACGGTGACGTAACACAATCCGCTAGTATTGAAGGGATTTGTACTGAAGGTGACGAGGGACTTGATTATGTAGAAGAAGCAATTCTTAATAAAGTTTTAGTAAGAATTCATGAAGTTAACCTACGTAGCGCAACCGCTTCTGAGTTTAAAGTTAAATCAGGAACATACATGTTGAATAGTTTGGAACTTTCTCATGAAAATGAGGAGTACTCAAAGTATTCTATTGGCTTAAAATTAAATGGAAAAATTTCTAAAGGGACGCTTAATAAAGTACCTAATGGCGCGCCAACTGGTGACGTAGCTACTCCTGAAGCGTAATAGTAAGTCTATTTACTATTAATTAAGAATGTTTATGGGGGTGGAGATTTTTGGATATATCTAAAATCGAAAAAATTGCAGTCGCATCTTCAATTCTTTCAACATTCGGAGAGGATGCTTTGGCTCCTCACGTTGATTTAAATCGCTTATCAGAATTATGTGAGGAATCGACTCGAAATTCAACAGCGAGACAATGTGGTGAAGCGACAATTAGTGTTTTAAATAAAATTATTGATAGTTTATCAGAAAAAATGCAAGGGAATGAAGAGGGGATGAAACATAGTCTAGTAACTACCATTAACAACAATAGTAAAACTTCAGCTGTGGATCAAAACGTAGAACGGATTTTGGTTAGAACCGATAAACTTGCTATTGAAGGTGATAACAAATGAAATTAAGCAAACAAGAGCAAGCGGTCGTTATAGGCAATACAATTATGATGCTTGGTGGGAATGAAGAGGTAACTAATTATGTCGATCCTCAGAAGTTGTCCAAAGTAAGTGATATTCACAATGAGTTATACGATAATACAACCCCGCGTGAGCGAAGAGAAGCAATGATTAGTTTGCTTAATAAAATAATGGATGAATTTGTGGAAAATAAATAATTAAGATTTGAAAAAGCGTTCATATAGACGCTTTTTTATTTTGAACAAAAAATAATTGGAGGTAATTATTATGGCTGAAAAATCATATACGCGTTTCGTAATTAATGGTAAAGAACAAGAACTGAAATTCTGTTTACAGGCACTAAGGCTATTAGATGAAAACGGTGGGCCAATGCAATTCGTTTCCCAAACCATGCAGGGCGGAATTACTAATTTCACGGATGTGGTTTATTACGCACTGATTCATACAAATGAGGGAATCACGTATGAAGCTGTACAGAAAGAGATTGAAAATATGTTTAATGCTGAAAAACTAGACCTTGATGAAATTCTAAAGTATAACAAAGCAGTTGTGCTAAATAGTTTTTTCTTCCAGAAGACAGTGAAGAAACTTCTAGGGACAATGACAGCGGAACAACAGAAATCGTTCGAGAACCTGTACGCATAAATATTGATGAATTGCAAGGTGAGTGTTTTCGTTTTTTTAATATGACCACCTTGCAATCTTGGCGTATTAGTCTCAAGGAATATCACCTTATGTTGAACGGATATAAGGAACAACTACTTGATAAGTACGAGTTTGCAAGTGTGCAAGCATTGTTTAATCGAAATGCTCAAAGTGACAAAATCAAGTCATTAGCGGATATATATACCCGTCCAGAAAGTGTTCGTGATATTGAAAAACAAGCAAATGAACGGAAAGAAGTAGTTGAAAAAATTCAAAGAAATGAATCGTTCTTTGATCAAATAGAATCAATGATTAGAAGTCAAATACAAGAAGAGGAAGGGTAGGTGAGGTGAATGAGCCAGAACAAGGTAGAAACTCAGGTGATTGCAGACATATCTAATTTAATAAGTAATCTTGGAAGAGCTACACAAGCATGGAATACATTTTTTCAGCAGATTAGTAGACCACCTCCTATCCCACCAGCACCGCAACTGCCTTCACCTCCACCATTACCGCCAGCGCCACCAGCACCACCGCCTCCTGATTATTCAGGGTGGCGTGCTAGATTTCAAGAAGTAGGTAATCAAGCAATTGAAATGGGCCGACGTGTACAGCAAACAGGGCAAACAATGCAAAATGCATTTGGTCCTGCAGCTGCAGCGTCGGCTTTTGCTTTAGGGAGTATGATTCAAAAGTCACGAGAATTTGAATCACAAACTCGTAAAGCGGCAGTTTTAACTGCAGGTGACTACGGTCAAGTAAAGAAAGCGATTCTTGATATGGCAAAAGATTCTGTGTATTCAACAGGGCAGGTAGCAGCGGCTTTTGCTGAAATGGGTGCGAAAGGTTTCGATTCGGCTCAAGCAACGTCCGCATTACCTGGTGTGTTGAGTGCAGCGGCCGCATCAGGTGAAGACCTGGGAATGGTTGCTGATACGATTACGTCAGCTTTAAACTCATTTGGTATGGAGGCAAGTCAAAGTACACATGTTGCTGATGTTCTAGCAACAGCCGCAAACGCTACAGCTGCAGGTGTAGGAGATATGCAATACGCTTTTAAATATGCGGCGGGTCCAGCAGCTCAATTAGGCATATCGATGGAAGAATTAGCGGCTTCTGTTGGTATTATGTCAAATAGCGGTATTAAAGGAGAGACCGCTGGTACAGCATTACGTGCATCTTTACTACGTTTAGTTAAGCCGCCAAAAGCAGCGGCAAATGAGTTAAAACGGCTTGGCGTATCTATTACGGATCAACAAGGTAATATGAAACCATTGTCTCAAATTATTGGTGAGTTGAAATCAGGAATGGAAGGTATGACAAGTGCACAAAAAGGTGCGGCGTTAGCAACAATATTTGGTACAGAAGCTGTATCAGGTATGATGGCACTTGTAGCAGCAGGACCTGAAAAAATTGATGCTTTAACACAATCCTTAGTGAACTCGGACGGTGCTTCTAAAAAAGCTGCGGACTCTATGCTTGAAGGATGGGCCGGAGCACTGACGAAAATGGAATCCTCTCTTGATTCTGCTGCACGTGCATTTACTGATGCATTAGCTCCTGCATTAATGGCCGTAGCTGGAGTAGTTGAAACCTTGGCAAACGCGTTTATGAAATTACCAGCTCCTGTGCAGACGGTGATTGCTTCCGTAGTAGCATTTACTACGGCTTTTTTAGTTATAGCAACGGTAATTGGTATGGTAACAAATGCTGTAGGTACAACGATGATTCTATTTGGTAAATTAGCTAATTATATAAGTAAAAGTTCAGCTGTAGCTTTTATTGCTAGAAATGCCATGATAGCACTGCGTGCAGCTTTTGTGTTTCTAACAGGACCAATCGGAGCAACGATTGCGATTTTAAGCTTAGTGGGGGTAGCGCTAGTCCAATTATACAAACATAACGAGACTTTCCGAAATGCTGTGAATAATGCGTGGGAATCAATTAAAAATGGGACAGTAGCAGCTGTTGAGGCTATGAAAGCTGCTTTTGATTCTTTAGGTTCTTATCTCGGGACAATACCGGAAAAATTATCAGCAATGGGTACAGGAATCAGCGCAGCGTTAGGGGTAGGGTTAATTAAAGCAGGTCAGGTGTTTTCTGGTTTTGCAACAGCTGTAGAGATTTCGTTAACTGCAATAAAATCAAAATTTAGTGAATTTGGTCAGGGGATAAGTGGTGCGTTTAGTTCAGCATTTGCTGGAATTGGATCAGCTCTTTCTCCAGTAATTGACTTTATAAAAATGTCCTTCTCTTCAATAGGGAATACGATAGCTACTTTAACACCATTAATTGTACGTTTAGGCTTATTGTTTTTAGGTGTTTCAGGCCCTGTAGGATGGGTAATCGCTATTGTAGCTTCTTTAGGTGCTACGATATTTAAATTGATAAATACAAATGATCAAGTGAAGTCTGCATTTATGTCGGCTTGGCAGTCTATACAATCGATTTTTAGTTCTGTGATTTCTGCGATTTTGCCGGTTGTTCAGTCAATAGCGCAAGGGATTACACAAGCATTTGCACCACTTGCTCCTGAATTTGCGAAAACGGGACAAGTTATAGCAGAAAGCTTCGCTGCACTTGGACCTGCTCTTTCTGAGTTAGGTGCGGCTTTTGGTGAGTTAGGTGCTACAATAGCTAGTTTGTTTAGTGAAGTAGTACAAGCTGTAGTACCGATAGCACTCGACTTATTCCGTTTGTTTGGAGAAACAATCCAAGCCGTAGTACCTTTAGCGTCTGACTTATTTAAGCTTTTCGGTCAAGTAATACAAGAAGTAATGCCTATGATTACTGAATTAATTCAGATGTTTGCTGATACGACAATAGAAATTATGCCAGTGATAACAGAGGCTATACAACAAGTAGCCCAAATTTTTACTGAGCTAGCAAGTACAGTTTTACCGATATTCGCTCAAGCTTTTCAAACGGCATTCCCTATTATATTACAAGTGATCCAGGCGGCATTTAGCATAGCAGGAATACTGATTCAAGGGTTTGGAGAAGTCTTATCAATCATAGCGACGTCAGTGATTCCGATTATTCTCCAGGCGGTACAAGCTGTTTTCCCAGTAATAGCTGGGATTATTGCTGCTGCGATTTCCGTTGCGATTCCGATTATTCAATTATTAGGCCAGGTAATCTCTATCATAGCGACTACAGTTATCCCTTTAATTTTACAAATCGTTCAGGCGGTTTTCCCAGTAATAGTTTCGATAATTCAAGCGGCGATTCCCGTAGCCACTGCGATACTTGAAGGTCTAGCGACAATAATAAAAGGCGTAGTGATCCCGGCGATTCAATTTATTTTGTCGATTGTCCAGGCAGTTTTTCCAGCTATTATGGGCGTAATAACCTCTGCTATTGGGATAATCACCAACATAATAAAGCTTTTCACTTCAGTTTTAAAAGGAGATTGGAGTGGAGCGTGGAACGCGGTGAAAGGCATTACGTCGAGTGTAATGTCATTAATCGGAAATATCATCCAAGGGGCAATAAATTTAATTTCTGCGGTCGTGACTGGTGGGCTAAATTTAGTGAAATCTATTTTTTCTAGTGTTCTATCAGCGATAGGTTCTCTAGTAAGCTCAATTTTCTCGGGGATAGGCTCGGTTATTTCATCTGTTATGAATGCAGCAGGTAGCATCATTTCCTCAATTTGGAATGCGGCTAAGTCAGCGACATCTAACATCCTAAATTCTATCTATAACACAGTGACTCAAATTTTTGGCAATGTAAAGTCATTCCTAAGCGGAATCGATTTAGGAAGCATAGGAAAAAATATGATGCAGGGGCTTTTAAACGGTATAAGCTCTATGGCAGGGGCTATTTGGGACAAAATTACGGACATTGGAAATGGAATTAAAGATAAAATTTCAGGACTTTTATCGATTCACTCACCGAGTCGTTGGTTCAGAGATTTCATTGGTGTCAACATGATGAAAGGGTGGATTAATGGTATTGATGCAATGAAAGGCGCTGTACAAAGAACAACCGAACAAATGACTGAATGGATGAAACCTGAAGCCTTACAAGTAGAGACTGTATACGGAATGCCAAGAGGACTTGGCGCATACCAGACAGCTAAACCACAAACAAGCTCAGGGAATACGGATGCCGGAACTGCTTCAAATTCTACAGCTAGTGAAAGACAACCCGCGTATATTAATATACAGCTTGGTAGACAAGAGTTTAATAGGTTCGTTGATGATATTACTGGAGAGCAAGAAGCTGTGAAAAAACGGAAAGATGTATTTTAAAGGAGGGCGGTAGATTGTTAGTTTTTAATGGGATTAATTTAGAAGAATATTTCGAGCAAAAATACGAAAAAGGATTTTTTATGGTTAACGATATAAGAGGTCGCGGAATTTTAAGTGACGAAATTAATGAGTTAACAGTACCTCACCGCCCAGGTTCATATTTTTTAAGTAAAAGGACTCCCAAGAGAGTATTAGAAGTAGATTTCTCTCTTAAGGGAGTCTCTCTTTTTGAACTAAGGAAACGGATAGATGAATTGAATGGTTTATTAGATACAGAAGAACCTGTAAAAATTACCTTCACAGACGAACCGGATATTGTGTATTACGGGATTAAGGAATCTGTAGAGGAGACTTTAGAAAAATCTAATATTCATCAAGCAACTATTACACTAATATGTCCAATGCCGTATAAGTTAGGAAAAGAGCAAACCGTTGAATTTAAAAAAGACGTTAGTGGGTTAGTTGCTAATATCCAAAATAAAGGAACAGTCCATTCTAACCCTATCATTGAAATTGATATTACAAAACCAAACACTTTTTTAGATGTATGGTTCGGCGGAGGATCCTTAAGTGATCGAGATTATTTTCGTATCGGTATGCCACTAAAAACTGTGGAAAAGCCTGTAGAAAGGAATCAACGTATAGTATGGGATGAAATGGCCACTACTGTCGGATGGAGTAAAGTCAGCTCAATGGAAGATGGGGAACCGGTTGGTGAAATGAAATCAGATAAATATCAATTTTATTGTTCTGATTTTGGGACTGGAACAGGTAAAGGGTGGCATGGTGCAGCTGTTAAAAAGAGCATACCTGGTGGACCAGTACAAGATTTTATTATGCAAGCCCACGTTACTTGTAAGAGTAAGAAAATCAATGAAATGGGACGAGTTGAGATAGCGATACTCGATGAAAACAGCAAAGTTCTTTCGAAAATTGCTATGAATGATCTTTATTGGCAAGCTGAGCAAAATTTTGGAACGATGGTAATTGGATATGATAATAAACCGGAGAAAACAGGTTTGATCTATGAGAGTGGTGATTACCCGAATACATGGAATCAGTATTTTGGTCGATTGTGGATAGCTAGAACAGGAAATGTATGGGAAGCATATATTTCAAAATTTCTGCCTGGGACGGAGAAAGATGATTCAGAGCGCTTTGCTAGATGGACGGATAAAGACAATAAACATATGGAAAAAGCAGCTCAAATACAGATTAGTATCATGCAGTGGCAGGATGTACCGCCAGTAGAAGCGATGTCAGTTAGTGATTTAAAGTTTTGGAAAGTGAATTTAAATACGAATAACACACCGCCTTATATAGTTGATGTCGGTGATAAAGTCGTGATTGATACAGAAAGTAGTCATGTCAGTATTGAAGGGAAAAACGCGATAAACATAAAAGAATTTTTCAGTAATTTTCCTGTCATTAATAAAGGTGCTAATACATTAGAAATCATGCCTTCTGATATCGGAACAGCAAAAGTTAAATATAGGGAGCGATTTCGATGAGAACACCCAGCGGATTACTTCATGTTGTTGATTTCAAAACAGATCAAATTCTATCCGCTATTCAACCAAAGAACTACTGGGAAGATAAACGTCATTGGGAAATCAAGAATAACATTGATATGCTAGAGTTCAAAACTTTTGACGGCACTCCACATGCAATTACATTACAACAGCAGAACTTGGTTTTAAAGGAAGTACGAGATGGTCGAATTGTTCCGTATGTTATCAATAATGAAGTAGAAAAAGACTCTGATGATAGATCATTAACTGTACACTCTTCCGGTGCCTGGGTTCAAATAGCCAAAGATGGGATTATTAAACCTCAACATATAGAGAGCGAAACAGTTAATACGTTTATTGATATCGCTCTTGCCGATTCAAAATGGCAACGTGGAATAACGGATTATTCTTCATTCCACACGATGACTATTGATGAATTCATCGATCCCCTCACTTTTTTAAAGAAAATTGCGGCTTTGTTTGAGGTGGAAATACAATATCGTGTTGAAGTATCTGGTTCTCAAATTACTGGATGGTACGTCGATATGATAAATAAACGAGGGAGAGAAACAGGGAAGGAAGTAACCCTGGGAAAAGACTTAGTAGGTGTTAGGCGCATTGAACATTCCAGGGATATTTGCACAGCACTTGTCGGATTTGTACGAGGTGAAGGTGACGAACTTATCACGGTTGAGAGCATCAATAACGGACTTCTTTATATTACAGATAACGATGCCTTTCAACGCTGGAATGCACATGGTAAACATAAATTTGGTTTCTACACGCCAGAAACAGAAGATCAAAATATGACACCGCAACGATTAATGACTTTGATGAAGACGGAATTAAAAAAACGTGTCAATTCTTCAGTTTCTTATGAAGTAGAAGCGCAATCGATTGGACGTATTTTCGGATTAGCGCATGAACTAATTAATGAGGGCGATACAATCCGAATCAAAGATACAGGCTTCACACCTAAGTTATACCTTGAAGCAAGGGCAATCGCTGGTGATGAATCATATACTGATCCTTCGCAAGATAAATATGTATTCGGAGACTATCGAGAGATTATAGATTCGAACGAGGAATTACGAAAATTATATAGCAAAATGCGTGCTTGGTTAGAGGGGAAGGCTAACAAGGAACTGTTAGAACAACTAGAAAAGTTGGCTGGAGAAGCAAAGAAAGAATCGGGAAAAGCTGTAAAGGAATCACAAGAGGCTAAAGATATATCAGAGCAACTTAAAAAAAATATTGAAAATAATATGGTTAACATTATAGAAGGTAAAGAACCACCAACTACTGATCTTAAGCCAAACAAAACGCTATGGCGTGATATAAGTAATGGCAAGCCTGGCATTTTAAAAATCTGGACAGGTACAACTTGGGAATCGGTTGTTCCGGATGTTGAAGAATTGAAAAATGAGCTTGAACGAACAAAGGACTCTTTAAGCTCGAAAATTTCTGAGAAACAAATGAAAGCTTATGTGGGAGGACTTGGAGGACCGAACGTATTATTCAACACGGAATTTAAAGATAAGAAAGTAGATGCTAACGGTAATGTAATAAATGAGACTCCTAGTTTAACCAAGTGGACAAAACAAGGTGTGGTGACTGGAGCAACATTGGATGTTGTTACAGATAGGAAGTGTGATGGTTATAATGCTGCACGCATTAATGTATCTGGATTAAATTCGGATAGCTACACAGGTATTTATCAAAGTGTTGGTGTACCTTTAGATAGTGGCGACTATGTATACTCAACGTGGGTTTACACTGCAGATAAAAACACTATAACTAATGGTGCAGTTATTAAAATCGGATTTTATAATGGTGCAACACAAGTAAGTTCTGTACAAGCAGAGATTAAAGATTCATTAATAAACGGAGCATGGGCGCTCGTAAGTGTAACTGCAAAGGCTCCTGCTACTGGATTTACAAGCTTACGGGGAGACGTTTGGTTGCGTCGTAACGGTACAATTTGGGTATCAAAACCGCAGCTACAGCAAGGTAAAGAACCATCTGTATACATGCCAAACCCAAAAGACATTACCAACTATAAAGAACTGGTGGATTTAGTGGCAGATAAGATTGCCAAAAGTGATTTTGATACAGTAACAAAAAAAATGCAAACAAGTATCGATCAAAATACCGAAGAAATAGGTTTTCGTGCTAAAGCGACTGAAGTGTACTCAAAGACGGATGCCGACAAAAAATTTGCTTATGTTTTAGAAATGGAAGCGGCTTTTAGTTTAACAAATCAAAATATTAATTCTAGGGTTAAAAAAGGCGATGTCATATCCCAGATTAATCAATCAGCTGAGGAAATTCTAATTCAGGGAAGCAGAATTAATCTTATAGGGTATGTAACAGCTGAGCATATCAAAGGGAAAGTTTTAGAAGGAGTAACACTTAAAACGAGTGGAAACAGATTTGTTGAAATAAATAAGCAAGACATGAAGATTTTTGATGCAGATAAGCCACGTGGCTATATAGGATTTATGGAAACAAATGATGGAAGTATTCAACCTTCATTAGTCCTTGGTTCTGATAATAGAAAATACGCTGGTACAGGGTCATTTTATATTTATCAAGTCATGCCGCGAATTAATGGAGTCGATTAACCTTCTAAAGCATATGCAAAATTTGGGATTTCTAAAGGAGAAAATGCAGAAGGAACTAATATTTGGTCAAACTATATTCAAATGCATAATGACGGTGGACATCTGAGCGTATATTCAGATGGACAATTTCGTTTTCAAAACTTGAATAATATTATTTTTGAATCTGAAGGATGGGCTCCAGGATATGGTTACTTCTCTGTAACTACCACTGAGCCGCATATTTTTACAAATAACTCGGGTCAGTTTACTTTCAAAAGAAAAGGCAGTGACCATAAAATACATTTCGTAAACGGCGCAACCGATCATGATTTAATCATGGGTAATGCAATGATAAGGTCAAGTTTTGTACAAGGTTATAACAATGGCTTGCAGATTAAAGATATGATGGGTCAAGGATGGAAAGATATAGAATTAAGAACACTACGAGCGCAAGAAAATATAAATGCTAATGGCCAAATGTGGGCGAAAGCATTTAATCCTACATCAGCTAGAAATATGAAAGAAAATATAAAAGATATTCCTTTCTCAGCTCTTGATAAAATCATGAGTTTAGCTATCAAACAGTACAACTTCAAGGACGATATGTATGATCTGTATCAAATGCGTGTGAACAAACCAGAAGAACAAACAGAACCATATACAACAAAAGAAATTGAAACTTATTTCGGTATGATTGCAGATGATACGGATGCTATATTTACAGATAAAGAGAAACGGGCCATTAATTTATATAATACTGTTTCTATTCTTATTGCAGCCTTCCAACAGATGTATCATGAATTTAACGAAGAGTTAACTACTGTTAAAGGTGATAATAAACACCTAAAAGAGCAAGTTGCGACACTAGCAAGCGATGTGTCCACATTAACAGATTTAGTTCAAAAATTAATAGACCTCTTCGAGAATTAAAGCTTTCATGGTAATATAGTGTAAAAAACAAAAATGAGGTTTTTATGAATATTTACGAAAAAAGTCACAAACTCTCCGA